TAAGATCATTATAATAATCTACAAAATAAATAATATTATATTGTAAGGTTTTATAATTTATTTAAGATCATTATAATAATCTACAAAATAAATAATATTATATTGTAAGGTTTTATAATTTATTTAAGATCATTATAATAATCTACAAAATAAATAATATTATATTGTAAGGTTTTATAATTTATTTAAAATCATTATATTATTTTATAATTTATTTAAGATCATTATAATAATCTACAAAATAAATAATATTATATTGTAAGGTTTATAATTTATTTAAGATCATTATAATTATGATATAAATAATTTAAAATCATTATAATAATCTACAAAATGATATAAAGATTATTTAATATATTTAAATGACTTTACTTTTTTTATAAATAAACTATTTATAATATATAAAAAATGAGTATTAAATAATATTATATTATAATGGTATTATCACTTGTACAAGAAAAAGCATTAGAAAGAATTTTAAACGGAGAAACAATATTTCTTACAGGTTCTCCTGGAACTGGAAAATCATATCTTTTACACGTAATAATTAAAAAACTATTTCATAAAAACCTTGGTATAACTGCTACAACTGGATGTGCAGCAGTTAATATTGGTGGAACAACTTTACATTCTTTTTTCAAAATTAAACCAGATACTGATATTATTAAACATACACAAAAGATAATTACATCAAATTGTGATGTCTATAAAAAACTAAAAGATTTAGATCTTTTAATTATTGACGAAGTATCTATGTTAGATAGTATATTTTGTAATAATATTTCATATATACTTAAAAATTGTAAAAATACTGATAAAGAATTCGGTGGAATACAAATATTATTTGTTGGTGATTTTTTTCAATTACCACCTGTTACAAATCAATTTTGTTTTTTAAGTTCATCTTGGATAAATCTCAATCCTTCTGTTATTGAATTAACTGAATCAATACGACAATCAGAAGATAAATTATTTCAATTAATTTTAGCTAAATTACGATTTGGTAAATTAACTAAACAAATATATGATATTCTAAGTAAAAATAAAGAAATTACATTTACTGATATTAAACCCACTAAATTATATCCCAATAACGTTGATGTTAATAAAATTAATCAAAAAGAAATTGAAAAATTACTTTCAAATACCAATGTTAAATCAAATATATTTAATGCATATTTTAACAAACAAGTTAATGATAATTTAAAAAAACAATTAGTTGATTATAACATATTTTTATGTGTAGGATCACAAATTATGATAACACGTAATATTGGTATTGATCTTGGATTAGTTAATGGAACTAGAGGTATTATTGTTAATATAGATAAAGATAATTGTTTTATAAAAACTTTAGATAATAATATACATAAAATTGGTTATTATACTCAAGAATATAACAATAATTATATTAAAAAACTTTCTATTATATTTATGCCTATAAAACTTGCATATGCTCTTACTATACATAAAAGCCAAGGTGCAACTATAGATTATTTAGAAATTGATTTAGGATCAAAAATATTTGAATATGGACAAGGATACACTGCTTTATCGCGTGGAAAAAAATTAGAAAATATTAAGATTGTTGATCTTAATTATAATTCATTTAAAGCACATCCTAATACTTTAAAATGGTTTAAAGAACATTGTTCTGTTATTTAATTTTGCTTGTTTTTATTCCCATTTTCTTCATCTTTTTTTTCATCTTTTTTAGTTTTTTCATCTTCTTCATCTTTTTCATCTTCTTCATCTTCTTCATCTTCTTCATCTTCTTCATCTTCTTCATCTTCTTCATCTTCTTCATCTTCTTCATCTTCTTCATCTTCTTCACCAGATTGATTCATTCCACCAAATAAATCAAATAAATTGGGTTGATTTTTCATTTTGTTTTCATTTTGTTTCTTTAATTCTTCAATTACTAGTAAAATATTACTATTAATTTCTTTTAAAGATGCTAAAACATCTGTATTATTTTCCATTATTATATTAAAAAACAATCATAGCTTTATATGATGTCTTCTAAACAAACAGGCTTTTTATTAATAATAAGTGCTTTTATTGTTGCAACACTAATTGTGTATTTTAAATTGGAATCTTTTAAAAATACGAGTAATTTTACACAAAAATGTAGTGATGATACAGATTGTGCTTCAGGATTAAAGTGTAACAATTATGAATGTCAATGAAAATCTTTACGATATCTATATATAATTCCAAGAACTAACAATATTGATATCAAATATGTAATTCTATAAGCAAACTTATAATCATTTTTATATAAAATACTGTCTTCTTTCTTTACAGTAGTGCTCCATATCGTCATTAAAACCAATATTGGTAATGCAGATAAAGAAACTATACTTAAAATACGTGAATTTAATATATCTAAATAAATAACTTTACTGGTTATCATTGATTTTATATTACTTGATAAGTTTTTAAGATTTTCAATTTTATTAACATTTTCTGTTGTACTGAAGAAATTAATAGATGATTCAAATTCAAAAATAACTAAATTAATATTATCAATTAATTCACTTACTTCTTTTAACATATAAAAATCCATATTGTTTAGATCACTTCGAATTAATAAAAATAATCTTTCAATTTTTGAAAGATTTCTTATATATTCATCAATATAATTTAATGTTTTATCATCTACAATTAATTTATCTGTTTTTTTATCTAAAAAACAAAGATGTTTTACTAACTTTGGTATCTCATAATTACTTTCATTTATCTTTGTTTTTTTTAAATTAAATATAATATGAACATATGGAATATTTTCTATTATATTATCAGCATTAGAATGTAAAGATATTATATATACTTTCTTATATTCTTCATTTTCAGAGATACTTGAAAATGCAAAGTCCTTAAATTTCTTGTCTAACACATTCATTTTACATAAAGATATCACAATAATTTTACAGTAAATGAAAACTGGTATTTTTATTTTTACTAAATCTTCACGTAAAATATATCTTAAAACAACTTTATACTTTTTATTTAAAAATTACAATCATATTCATAAACATAATGTTTATATATTAAATCAAGATTTAACAAAAGAAGATAAAGAAGAAATACTTTTAGGAATTCGTTCAGATTGTTCTAATAATGTTTTTTTTAAAGATATTAAGATTGAAATTCCAGAAAATATAGATAAAGAAAAATTAAATTCAATTTTAAATTATAATATTACAAGTGAATGGAATAATATTGAATATCGTAATTTAACATTTTATATGTTATATGACTTTTGGAAAGACTTTGGAGATGATTTTGATTACATTATGAAATTAAATGATGATGTTTTAATTGAAGAACCTGTTAAAGAAGATTTCTTTAATATTATTGATAATCGTGCAAATAACATTTTATTTTGTTCAATGTCAAATCAATGTGTATTTAGTTCTTTTGGTATGTATGATTTATTGAAAGCTAATTTTCAAGATAATGTTGATAAATTAAATTCTTTTAATTCACTTATAAAAATTACAGAAGAAAATGCTATTAGTGATTTTAAAAAATTACATTTAACTGTTTTTGATAAAGAATATCCATTAAATGAAATTGAAGTAAGACAACCATATGTTCCTAATGATTCTTTTATGATAATTAGAACAAGTTTTATGACTGGTAAAAAAATTGCACCTTATTTAAATAAAATTAAAGAACTTAAATATATTCATTATTTTAAATGGTCTTTTAGTTTAGTTGTATCATCATTAGCTATGATGATTTGTAGTGATAAAGTTACACGTTGTGTTTTTAAAATTAGTGAAGAAAAACAAAGAAATGCTTATATTGAAAATGGTAAAATAATATCAAAAATTCCAGATAGTTATAAAAAATGATTTAAAAATTATTTAATGTTATATTAGTATATATGTTTGATCTAAAATATTATCAAAAACTTATTAAAAATAATTATAAAACTACACCTTTAGTTCATATGCTTATTACAGATGAATATATAATGTTAAATGATCATATTACAACTGATCATAAAAAACAAATATTACAACAAAAAATAAATGATTTAAAAGTAATTTTTAAACAAAATAATCTTTTAGTATACCCTTGTCCTTATGATGAACATTTAAAATATAAAAGTAAGTTTTACAATCTTATTAAAGATGATCCTAATATTTATTTAATTTTCATTTGCACAGAATATAAAATGAAGGATATTGTTAGTGCAACTAAAGCACCTAAAAATGTTCAACAAAATATTTTATATAAAGTCTTAAATTTTTATAAGAATTAATTATATGATCTTTAGAATTATATTAATCGCATTTACTATTACTTTTATAATTGTATCTTTTATTAAATATAATTGTTATTGTTAATCTACATTATTAATATCAAATTTTTTAGATATTCCATCTATTTTTCTTTTTTTTGTTGTAATTATATAATTGTCTATATTATTATTAACTATTATATAATTGTCTATATTATTATTAACTATTATATAATTATCTATATTTTTATCAAACATAATTATATTATCTATATATATAATTGTTCATTTTTATATAAATCCATAAAGATAATTATAGAATTTATAATTATTTATTTATATAATCTAACAATTTTTTAGAATCTTTACGAATTATACCAAAATAACATCCATTTAATTCCTCTATCAATTTGTGATTGATTGTTCCTTTATACGAATTCAAATTATTCTTTATTTTATCATTTATTTCACGAATATTATCTGCAGTAATATTAGTATCACTTAATTTATTTATTTTTAATTCTGGATTCTTTATAAAATCTGATATCATTCCTTCAGATAAATAAGGACGATTAGGTTCTTTATAATATTTATCTTTTTTATTTATTAATTTTATAATATGATTATCATAAATTAAAAATACTTTTGGATATATAAGTCTAAATATTGCTAATATTTTTTCAAGTTGTTCTCTTTGTTCTATATTTGCAGAAAATAAACGATCATCTGAAGGATATTGGTTTTGAAAATGTTTTAAATATTCAACTGCTTGTTCTACAGTATCTTTTACATAAATACTTACACCAATAATAAGATCTCTTTTTGGATATAAAATTCTTAATCTTTCCATTGTTGTTAAACGATGTTGTCCATCTATAATATAAAATATATTATCATTTAATTCACGTATAACAATTAATTCGGCATTTCCAAAATCATAATATTTTTCATTTGCTAAATAATAATTTTCATTTTCATTTACTCGTTTTGTTATTACGTCATTATTAATAAGTCGATTAATACCAATTGGTTTAAATTTATGTTTAAAATCAATTAAATTGATATAACCAATATATTTATCTAATATTGGTATATGATATAAACAAATATTAATATTTTCTTTCAATATATCTTCAATATTCATTTATAGAATACTAAATAAAAGTTATCATTTTTTTAAATATGGAAGATACGGATAATTGCTATGAAAAACATTTATCTAATTTGAAATATATTCATTATTTTTTTTATTTTACTGGAGTATTTACATTTCCATTAGTTCCTATATATCCTGCATTTATGTTAGCATTAGGTATATATGGTAAAATAAATATTTTAAATAAAAATAAAATAATACCTTTAAAAACATTAGGGTGTATAATATTATTTAGCTATCTATATAAATTATCATTTTACAATATTATATATAATTTATGTTTAACACCCATATTTTTACACATATGTTTCTTAATGAAACGAAATATTGTAACAAATAATGATTTTATAGATTATTTATATGGAGGGTATAATTACAAAAAATTATATATTAATATGTTGTTAAATAATGTATAGATTTATATTAGGTATAAATTCTTTTTGGTTATTATTTCCACTTTATACAAATTTAGATCTTAATTTAATATGTATTCATACTATTTTTACTAGTTTTATTTCGGCTTTATATTGGTTTTCAAATTATAATCGTTTATTACATAATATTGATAGAATTAATGCAATTTCATATTATTTTCATTTATTATATAATGATCTTAATCCAAATATTATATTATATCTATTTGTTATTTTATTTTATGGAATGTCAAATATACTTTATCATAAAAATAAACATATTGAATCATTATTCGCTCATTTAACTTTTAGAAAATGTGGATTATCTATTGTATATCTTCAATTATCTCAAAAACCTGAAAATCTATATATTATTATGTTATTATATTATTTTCATTTATTTTATTTATTTTTAGTAGATCAACATATAATATTAAGAAGTATAGAATTATTTATTTATAAATTCTTAATCATATATGTTTCTTTTAATGTATATCCCATTTTACGATAATAATCTCTTACTCCAGTTCCACTTATGATCGCTATTTTATTATAACCACATTGTAATGCTATTTCTTCTGCTTTTTTTATAAGTTTTTTACCAAAACCTCTATGTTGATAAGAATCTTCTACATCCCCACCAACATTAGTAAGACTCGAATATATATGTAATTCTCTAATTAATGCACAATCTTTTAATATATTTAGAGTATTTTCATAATCATTATTTAATCTTAATCTTAGAAATCCAATTAAATATTTACTAGTTTCAAATGATATGAAATATTCTGTTCCTCCTGATGCTTTATATACATTGCAAACTTGTTCAATTGGTTCAGTTATTTTATTATCTTTAATTTCTCTACAACGAATACAATTACATTTCCAATTATTTTTTTTCATATCATTTTGTAATAATTGTCGCATATTAACTTCTTTATATCCTCCAGTAATATATGTGGATGGTATATCTCTAATAATTCTATTAAGTCTTTTCCATTTTTGTACTTTTATTTTAAAATCTTTTATTAATTTAAATAATAAATTATCATCATACGGTATATAACTTCCTTCATCAAACCATTGTTTTATTTTTGTCCAAGGAATCACTGCACAAGGATATATTTTGTATTGATCCGCTTCTAATTTTTCATCATATAAAGCATCATTTAACATCTCTACATCTTTTTCATAACTTGATCCTGGTAAATTTGGCATTAAATGTATATCAACTTTAAAACAATTGTTTTTCAATAATTTAATAGCATTATATGCGTGTTCGATATTATGTCCTCGTTGTATTTTTTTTAAAACTTCATTATTTGTATGTTGAACACCTAATTGAACTCTTGTACAATTATATTTACGTAATTCTTTAATTTCTTTTAAATTTATATTATCAGGACGAGTCTCTAATGTTAATCCTATTATATGTATTTTTGATGTTTCATTAATTGTTATTTCTTCTTCTAAGGAATACATAGATCTAGTATCATAATATGTATTTGCAGCATAATAAATTGAACAAATAAACCAATCTTGATATTTTTTAGGATATTCAGACCAAGTTCCACCTAAAACAATTAATTCTATTTTATCTATTGTATGACCCATTGAAATTAATGTAGTAACTCGTGCATTAAATTGTTTAATAGGATCAAAATCATTTGCATTTGCACGTAAAACTGCTGGTTCTGAATATAAATAACTCCTTGGTTGATCTATCCATCCATTACCTTCGTGTGCTTTTTCATTAGGACAATAAGCACAATTATGTTTGCAACTAAATTTACTAATAATTGTTTTTCCATTATCTTCATAAGATGGATTACCTGATGTTAAAACAGTAATAACTATAACACCCGAAGTTGATTTTTGTTTTTTTTTTATAATAAGATTTTTAAGATTTTCGTCATTTAAATTCAATTGATTGTAAATATTTATTAAATCTGGTTTTGATAAAACTATTTTATATTTTCGTTGTATGCTAACTCTAAATTTTTCAACATCAGTAATGTTCTTAAAATCTTCGGCAATATCTTCAATATCCATATATATATAAAAATTATAACGTTTATATTTGTTAGGTTATATATAAATTATGGTAAAGATCGTTTTAGATCATAATAATTTTCACTTTTGTTCTGGACCTTGTGGTATGTTATCAGATGAATTTGCTATCTTAGATTCAAATAATCAGTATTTATTTGAACTTAAACCAAATTGTGGCAATAGATACCCAAAAATTACTTACAAAAGACTAAATAATGATATTATTGAAGTTATCAATTGTAGGATTTGTTCAAATTGTCATAAAAAAAATTTAGATTTAACTGAAGAAAATGAAATTGAATATTTAGATAATGATGCTATTAATGTGATGAAAAAGTTTGTATTACTTGAAGTTGCTGATAAAAATGTTATTGAGTATTTAAAAATGATTCAATAATTTAAAATAATTATGGATTCTTTAATTAATACTTTTAATAATACAAGTTTAAATACAGAATGTTCTATCTGTAAAAAAATAATCTATAATAACGAGATGTGTCGTGATTGTTTTTTACATTATTTAGATTTTATGGATTTTAAAGAATGTTGTACTTGTGGAAAAATATTTAAACCAATATATAATGATCATTGTGAATGTGGTAATTGTTTAAGTAATTATTAATTTTTATAAAAAAATATTATATTTCTTTATATACTATATAAAGGATTTATTAAAAATAATTATTTTAGTTTTATATAATTCCATAATGATCATTGTATAAAATATTATAAAATATTATAATATTATATTTCTTTATATACTATATAAAGGATTTATTAAAAATAATTATTTTAGTTTTATATAATTCCATAATGATCATTGTATAAAATATTATAAAATATTATAAAATATTATAAAATATTATAAAATATTATA